TGTAGCATACAATTAGGTGACCATTTTAATACTTTGGTTGGTAATTATATTACTATTTCCAAAGCAATAAATATTGATGAGTCACTACCTAACGATTTAAAAAAAAATCATAAATATATTGAGGGGGTTCAAAGAAAGTATTATGGGTTAATAGAGGCGTTGGGTAATGGTGGTTTGTTTAAAAATGATATGAAAATTATAGATTTAGGTTGTGGTTTATGTACAACATTATATAATATACATTTACAATTTAAACACTATGGATTTAATGCCAATTTCTATGGTATAGAACATAATAAAGAATTATTAGATATTTTTAATAATTATTTAAATAAATTATGGGATGGTAAAAAACCTATTCTATTTAATGATGATATATTCAGTCACCAATTAAATAATTATGATTTAATATTATCATATCAACCCATGAAAATAGATTATATAGGTGAAATGTATGATAAGGTTTTTAAAGAAATGAAACCTAATTCTATTTTTTATGAATATAATTATGATGATTGTGTTAATATTCTACTTGATGTCGCGAATAAAAAATAATTATGATGATTGTGTTAATATTCTACTTGATGTCGCGAATAAAAATAATATGGAACAAAGGGGCTTATTATTTGGTGGACAAAAACAAAATTTATTTATAAAAAGATGAATGCGTTAATAGTTTCTGGTGGTGGTAGTAAGGGTTCTTTTGGTGGTGGAATAATTCAGTTTCTTATAGAAGAAGAAAAAATAGATTATAGTATATTAATAGGTACATCTACGGGTAGTCTTCTAGTTCCATTTATTTCTATTAAAAAAATGGATGTATTAAAGAAGGCGTATACAACGGTTAAACAAGAAGATATATTTAAAGTGAGCCCATTTAAGATAATGAGTGATGCTAAGGGTGTTATTAAGGTTGGTATAGACTTTAAGAATGTTTTATGGAATGTTTTATTTAGGGGTAAGAAATCTTTCGGTGATGCTTCGAACCTAAAAAAACTCATTAAGAAGTTTATGAGTGAAAAGGATTATAGAAAGATAAAGGATTCTCATAGGGATGTTATTTGTGTTACAACTAACATAACACTAGGTAAGTCAGAATACAAGTCAACTAAGGAGTATGGTTATGAGGATTTTTGTGATTGGATGGTTGCATCATCTACCGTTCCACCATTCATGGGTGTTGTTGAAAAGGATGGGTTTGAGTACGCTGATGGTTCTGTGTTAGAACATAATGCAATACAAGAAGCAATAAATAGGGGTGCTACCAATATAGATATAGTAATACTAAGGAAGGAAAATTCCGAATTACCAACAGAATTAATTAGAAATGTGTTTCATTATACACTTAGAACCATGGAGTTGCTTATGTTAGAGGTTAGTAAATCAGATTACCAATTAGATAAGTTAAGGGTGTTGGATGAGGATGTTAAATTAAACTTTTATTACACACCAACAAAACTTACCAACAACTCACTAGTATTTAATAAAGAGAATATGTCTGATTGGTGGGATGATGGATATGAGTGTGCTAAAAATTTAAATTTTAAGTCATATATATTATCTAAAAGAAAGAAGGCTAAATTAACATATGATGGTACAGTTACTTAATGTCACCATATATATCGGTTGGTTTTTTGCATTTATCTTTGATTATCTTTTCGACAAAGGCAAACATCTTAAGACCGTTCTCTTGGCAATACTCCTTTAATAATTTGTGAGTGTTTGGCGTTATTTTTAGGTTTTTTGTGCGTTTCATGCTATATTTATATATAAGTATGATAAAAGGCAGAAAAAAATCATACTAATTATGGAGTATTCTACTCCATAAAATTTTTTTTCACAGTTTGAAACATATTTATTAGTAACGTTAAAAGAGTTAATAATAAAATATAAAACAAAAAATATAAAAAATGGCTAGTCAAGTATTTGTGAGTCCAGGTGTTTACACCTCAGAAAAAGACCTTTCGTTTGTAACACGACAAGTTGGTGTTACAACACTAGGATTAGTTGGAGAGACCAATAAGGGTCCAGCTTTCCAACCAATTTTCGTTAGTAATTATGACGAATTTACATCATTCTTCGGTGGATTAAATGCATCGAAAGTTAAGGACACTGGTGCTCCAGCATATGAATTGCCATACATAGCAAAATCATATCTATCACAATCTAACCAATTATTCGTTTCTAGGATTCTTGGATTCTCAGGTTATGACGCTGGATTATCATGGGGCCTTACGTTAGATGCTGCATTGGACTTAAGTACAACTGCTGTAACTGTAACGGCAACATCACACGACCCATTAATATCTTATACTGCGACAACCGCTGATACGCTTTCTATAGTAGTGGCGGCTGACCCAACCGTTCAAGCCCTTTACGATGCGGGTCTTTTAGATTCTCAGTTAGCATTCCTAGCAACGGCTAGTACTGGAGCAACTACAACGGTAGACCCAACATTTTATAAGATTGATGGTACCAACACATTTAGCGGTTCTTCATTCAACCTTTACGTTGATGCTGCTGCTGGAACAACTGGTACAACTACTGGTGTTACTGTAACATATTCTGGTACAGGGTATGTTGACGTGGATAACCAGATAGTAGCACTACTTAGGTCTAGAGGTAGATATGATGGAACAGAAACACTTAATTTCCAAGTATCTGGTACTTCAGACATTGGCTTTGACCCATCTGTTACAGGTGCGGAGACATCACCAATAGGTGACTTCACGCTTACCGCAACAAGTCAAACCCAAGGTGCTGTATCTTATTCATTATCATTAGATAAGACTAAGAAAAATTACCTTAAGAGGGTATTAGGCTCAACTGCTCAGGATGGTGATACAGCGGTATTCGTTGAAGAACTATTCTTAGATATGTTTGAGGACTTAAATACTAATGATAAAGTAAGGGGTGTTAATCAAACCCTTATAGAATACGCAGACGAATTTGGGGATTACAAGTATGAGTATGCTAATGCTATTACTCCTTGGGTTGTATCTGAACTTAGAGGTACGAACTTACTTAGATTATTTAGACTTCACACCATATCAGATGGAAATGAGGCTAACAAAGAATTTAAAATATCAATAACTAACATTAAGCCAGATGATAAGGAGTTTGATGTAGTTATTAGAACTTATTCTGATACAGATGCTAAGCCGTCAATACTAGAGAAATTTAGTAAGTGTACAATGGACCCATCTGCTAACGGTTATATTGCTAAGAGAATTGGTACGCTTGATGGTAACTTTCCATCTAAGTCTAACTATATTTTAGCTGAATTAGAAGAAGAGTCTGACACAAGTGATGCTTTCCCAGCTGGATTCGTAGGATTCCCACTTAGAAATTATACTCTTAATTCTAACCCAACAGTATTGCCTCCAGATTTAGAATATAAGAAAACTTATGGTACATTTGAAAATAAGCGTAAGTATTATCTAGGTCTTTCTGACACAGTTGGTATTGACCAAGATTTCTTCGACTATAAGGGTGTTCCTTTAGCTACTAATATTAACCAATGGACTGGTCTTACAATGGGCTTCCATATGGATATAGATGCTACTGGCGCAACAATAGATAACGTTGAAATCGTAATAGACTTAACTGGTGGTACATATTCACCAGTATTCTTATTCGATACTGGAAACGCTGAATTTAGAACAGATGCTGGTATAGAGGGAACCGATTATGAAAAAGTATATGCTCGTAAATTTACATTTGCACCTTATGGTGGATTTGATGGATGGGACGTTTATAGAACTAGAAGAACAAACCAAGATAAGTACTTGATAAATGGTACTAGGGGTGCTGCTGGTCTACTTAATGGAACATTCTCTAATAGAGCATTAACTAACGGTGATACTGGAATTAACTCTGACTACTATGCTTACTTAGAAGGTATATGGACATTTAATAACCCAGAGGCTGTTAATATTAACGTATTCTCAACCCCAGGTGTTGACACAACTGACAATACTAACTTAGTAGAAGAGGCTATAGAAATGGTTGAGCAAGATAGAGCGGATTCGCTTTACATTGTAACAACCCCAGATACTGATTCTGCTGGTGATACACTTCTTGCAGAAGATGTTGTAGATGGTCTAGATGAAATGTATGATAGTAATTATACTGCAACATATTGGCCATGGATTCAAATAAATGACGCTGAAAATAATCAGTACATTTATGTTCCACCTACAAGGGATGTTGTTAGAAACATAGCTCTTACCGATAATATTGCATTCCCTTGGTTTGCGGTGGCTGGTATACAAAGGGGTGATGTTGATGCGATTAAGGCTAGAGTTAAATTAACTCAAGATATGAGAGACACGCTTTACGAAGGTAGGGTTAACCCAATTGCCACTTTCACAACTGAAGGTATTAAGATTTGGGGTAACAAGACGCTTCAAGTTAAGGAAAGTGCTCTTGATAGAATCAACGTTAGAAGACTATTGCTACAAGCAAGAAAACTTATATCTGCTGTATCGATTAGGCTTCTATTCGAACAAAATGATGATATCGTTAGAAACCAATTCCTTTCACTTGTTAATCCAATATTGGATAACATTAGAAGTGAAAGAGGTCTTACAGACTTTAGAGTTGTATTGGATGACGACCCAGAATCAATTGATAGAAACGAACTTTGTGGTAGAATATTCATTAAGCCAACAAGAGCGTTAGAATTTATATGCATAGAGTTCAATATAATGAACACTGGAGCATCTTTTGATGATATTTAATATCAACTATACATTATTCAGAAAAGAGGCTTATATGGCCTCTTTTTTGTTTTATGAGGGTATTTATTAATAAACATTATATCATGAAAATAATATTATCAGAATCCCAGCTAGAACTTATAGTAAATTACATTGGAGAAACTGAATCTAATAAGGAGGTATTAGAAGAGGGGTGGAAAGAAGTTGTGTTAGGTGCGGCAATGCTTATGGGTGTTGGATTATCTGGGGTTAATGCCCAAACAGCTAATAAGGCGTTGAATGATGTGAATACCCTAGAGAAGATTGAGAATACTTTAGAGACACAAGAAATTGAAAAGTTGGCTGCGACTCTTGAGAAGGCTGGATTAGATAATGCACTGGATAAATTAGAGAATAACGCAGAGACAATAAAACAAAATTTTAATGATGCTGCAAAGAAGAATAATGCCAACTTTCACCTAACTAGAATTTATTCAACTAAGAACCTTAAGAGTGCTAAGAGTAAGGTTAAACAGGGTTATGCTGTAACTGATGTTAGTGTTACTAAGGATACAGTATGGACACCTAGTGATAAAATTGAGGTGGATAGTACCTTAGAAATGGTATTCCATGATAATGTATTTAAGACTGGTAGCTTCGACTTAGAGGATACTGTAGCACAAGAAATATCTGGGACTATTGAGGCTATATTATCCATGGGTGGTTCTATAACATCAATTAATATAGAATCATCTACAGATATGGAACCTATTAGTATGGGTAACGAAAAGTTAGCTAAGCTTAGGGCTAACGGTGTTAAGAAATTCATTACCGATATGGGTGTAAATGCAACCATACATACAAATGAATTGTCTAATCAAGGACCGAATGTGTTTACTAAGGGTATGTCATCAGAAGAAAAGGATTCGGCAAGAGTAGAAACAGCACAATACAGATATGTTAAGGTAACTATTAATTCGGTGGTTAAACCTGAACCACAAAAGGAAGAATTAGCTTATAAGATATTAGATAAGATTGATGTAACTATGGTTAAGAGTTATATTACTGGTAAGGCTAAGAGCTTTAAGACTAGGGGTGGTAAGACACCTAAGCCACATAAGAAGATTAAGAAAAAGAAATGTAAGGTAAATGGTGAATCGTTTAAGTGTTTCTTTACTATAGCCGACCAATAATTAGTTGGCAAAGTTCATTACCCAACTATCCCCATTTGTATACACTGAAATGTATTTAGAGTCTGGATTTAATAGATTATTTCTATGACCCCTACTTTCAATCCCAGCATCAACTAGAAGTAATAATATCGTTGGTGAAATCAATCCATTATCTGTTACTATATTTTCAGTAACACTACCAACATCTACATCGGACATTCTTGCTGGTGCTAACTTTCCGTTAGGTCCAAAGTGACCACTATTATTTGTTTTTAAGTATTCACCATGAGACTTAGTCACGGGATACATAGAAATGTTAGGAGTCAATTTACCTATTGGGTCTGCCTTAGTTAAGACAATAATCAACTCATTAGCGTATGAAATGTGTAAATTGTAGTTAGCTGTGGTCTTTAATTTACCACTCTTAATCATATTAAGCTTCTTTTCACACATCAATATATAACCCTCAACCTTACTAACGTAAGACTTAGGATTAGCCCTCATTTCGTTAATTTCAGCCATCATAATCAATTCTCTACCAGAAAATGTGTCTGATTCTTGCGCTGAAATGACACCGCTAATAAGTAAAAATACTATTACTATTAAATTTTTCATACTCTATCATTATAAATATTATACAAATATAGGAAAAATAATCGACATATCCTAATATTTTAGTAATTTTTTTTTAAACTACCTTATATTTATAGATAAGCAAATGGATAAGTTTTAACGAAAAACAATATTCCATGTATTTATACTATATAACAGAAACAATTAAAAAAAGAAAATATTATGGCTGATTTATTAATGAAAATGCCCGTTCCTTACGAACCGAAGAAAAAGAATAGGTGGCTCCTAAGATTCCCAGCGGATTTGGGTATTCAAGAATGGTGGTTATCATCTGCATCAAGACCTTCAATAGAACAAGATGAGGTAGAGATTCCATTCCTTAACACATCTACTTGGGTTATCGGTAGGTTTAAGTGGAGTTCAATTGATGTCACATTCAGAGACCCCATCGGACCATCTGCTGCACAAGCAATCATGGAGTGGGTTAGACTTCATTCAGAATCAATCACAGGTCGTCAAGGTTATGCGGCTGGATACAAGAAAGACGTAGAATTAGAAATGCTTGACCCAACGGGTGTTGTAATTGAGAAGTGGGTTCTTCAGGGAACCATGCTTACAAATGTTGGCTTCGGTGAGTTATCAATGGATGACGACTCTATAGCTGATATTACGGCAACGCTTAGGTTTGATAGGGCGATTCTATTATTCTAATAGTTATAAGTTATTTTATTAAAAAGCCATGCTATTAGCGTGGCTTTTTTATTATAAGGTGATATTTATTAATAAACATAGGAGTTATGAAAATCGAAAGAAAATCAAATAGTCAAATAAGGAAGGATAAAGAAAGTCTTGTAATGGAGAACTTTAAGTCTGTTATGAAAAAACTAGACGCTACCTTCTTAATTGAGAGCGATAAGGTTTGTGGTGAATGTGGTGGTGAAATAGAACACCTTCAAGCTAGACGCGATAAAACTGATTTCATAAGTAAGTGTACGGAGTGTGGGGCTACAGAATCAGACGTTGAGGATGAATCCACAAGTAAAGAAAAAAATGAAGTAAAAGAAGATATGCCAGTAGATTACGTCAAAGACCCAAAGGGAAACATGGTTGGAACTAAAAGGCATGGTGCTGGCTTCGTACCAAGTGAAAAGGGTGTTGAGCAAGGTTATAAATCTGATAAGGATGCCCCAAATGATGCAGAAGTTGGTAATAAGGATTTAAAAAGAGACGTATCTAGTTTTTTAGATAAGTTAAATATTCAGTCTGTTGAAACTATAATAGATAGGATTGACACCCCAGCGGAACAGGCCGAAGTAATGACTCAATTTGCTGTTAGGCTTGGCATAGACCCGAATAAATTACCATTTATTTTTTCACAAATTAAAGGTAAGGTAAAAAATTAATTATTAATACGGACCTTCCCTTAGTTTTTTTATTCTTTGGTCTTCTAGAGTGTATTCAACAATATCGTTTTTTCCGCAGTGTGGGCAGTTCAGCCTATCCAAATCTATAGCCTCGTTAATTTTCCATTCACCACCACATATGTAGTCTGAGCATTTATAAATGTAAGTGTGACGGATAAAAACTCTATGTGCCATTAAGTGTTGTTTTTGTATAAATATATAATCGTTATGTATTAATTGCACTATACCAAATAATTTATTTAGAGTAGCATTTTTGTTTGTGTTTTAAAAAACTTTACTATGGGTATTTATATACTACATTAGAGATAATTACACCTTTAAGTAAAAGTTTTAAAAATATGGCAACAACACAATTGGATATTAAAAAAATTAGTACTCCATTAGAACCTAAGAAGTCTAATAGATGGTTAGTTGAATTGCCAGATAATTTTAATGTTGAAAAATGGGAAATTAATCATGTAACACCATTAAGATTTATTCGTGATGAAGAAACTGGTAAATATAAATGGGCTGATACTGTAATAACCATTATTAATACTATTTCTCATAACCCAGCACAAAAATTAAGTAATTTAATCGAATCCAAGAAATTTAATAATTTCAATTTTAAAGTTACAATGTTAGGACCAGTTGGTGATGAGGTTGAGGTAAGACATTACAAGGCTTGTAATATAAAAGATATTAACTTCGGTGCCACAGACTATACTGACGATAAGGTTAATGAGATTAAAATTACACTAGAAAATAAAAAAGTTATAATTTATTAAAATATGAGTGATAAAAAACCAAATGTGTTCCCAACTGAGGAACAAATTAAAGATGCAAATTCCGTTAAAGAGGCCCCACAAAATCAAGGTCAATCGGATATACCAGACCCAATAGCTCAAACAGAACCATCGGCAAGTGAACACTCTGCCGCAGAGGAAATGAGAAGAAATACCGCTGAACAACTTAAGTTAAGAAATCATGCGGTTAGTCAAACTCAAGCCAGTGTTAGCGAAGGAGATAAAGCTAGGAAAGAATTAATGGCAGAAATGGATAAAGCCAAACAAGTTCAACCACAAGAGCAAACCACACCACAATCACAACAAGAAATAATAGAAGGTGCTATGTCTTACGAAGACATGGTTAAATTTCAAACATATATGAATCAAGTAGACAATAATAAGACTAACACACAGGTTGAGGTGCCGCCTAGCTCTCAATTTAATGCTCAAGTGCCACCACAGCCACCGTATCAACCACCAGTTGTACCACCATTACCCCCATCAAATGTAGGACAGCCTAATAGTATGCAAGAACCAGAAGACCCATCTGATGTTTATATTAGACAGTTGAGTGAGCCTCAAATGAATTCAGCGTTTGATGTTATACCTCTACCATCTGAGGGTAAGTTATATAAAAATAAAAAAAAGAGTATCAAGGTGGCTTATATGAGCACAGCTGATGAGAATATATTAACATCACCCAATTTATTATCAAGCGGTAAGTTCTTGGAAATACTTATGAATAGAAAGATTCTTGAACCAGATTTAAGATATAATGATTTAATTGAGGGTGATAGGGATGCCATAATGCTTTGGCTTAGGGCTACAGGATATGGTAATATGTACCCAATAACAGTTCAAGGTGATGACGAGGTGCCATTTGATACCGAAGTGGACCTTAATGAAATAAAGACAATTCCATTAACAAAGGAACCAGACATTAATGGTCATTTTGACTTAAAGTTACCAGTTTCTGGCGTTCAAATAAAATATAAATTACTGACCATAGGCGAGGTAGATGCTATAGCTGAAAAAATCACATATGAGATGGATGTATTAAACATACCAGTTAATAATTCAAACACATATGCATTAGCTAAGCAAATAGTATCAATAAACGGAGACACCAACGAAAAAACCATTAGAATTTTTTCTGAGAATATGAGGGGTGGAGACTCTAAGGCACTAAAAAATGAAATGAATTCCATAAGATGCGGTGTAGATATGAA